ATGCTTTGCAACCCAATTTTAGTAAATGAAAAAATGCAGGTTATTGATGGACAACATCGATTGATTGCATCACAAGAGGCTCAATCTTTTATTTATTACATTATTTTAGAAGATTATTCCTTAAGTGAAGTTCACACGTTAAATCTTAATCAAAAAAATTGGACAAAAAAAGATTTTATGGATGGTTATGCTGATATGGGTATTGAATCTTATATCAAATTAAGAGAATTTGTAAATAAAAATGATGATATTACATTCATTGATTGTTTATCACTTTGCAGTAATAAAGCAGGTAATGAAACAGGAAAAACTGATAAATACATAACAAAAAATCCAGATATAAGTGTGGTTGAAGTATTTGTAGAAGGCACTTGGAAAGGTAAAGATTTTAATATTGCTCAAGAATGGATTGAAAAAATAAGATTAATAAAACCTTATTATGGAGGATATAATAGATCAGTTTTTATTAGAACTATGATTGGATTATTTAAAAATGAAGATTTTAATTATAGTGAATTTATGCATAAAATTAGATTACAACCGACTGCACTTGTTGATTGTGCAAATGTTCAACAACAAAGGTTATTAATTGAGGAAATATATAATTATAAAAGCAGACAAAAAATAAGTTTAAGATACTAATTATGAAAGTAGGATCAAAAGTTAGATTGCGCGAGACAAGTATATTTGTATCGCTTGAAGATCGCCACAACCCACGCGATAAATATGGAACAGTTGTCGAAATAGGCAACGAGTCAAAGGACAAACGCAGAACGCAAGAGCTTCCAGTCGTGGTTGATTGGGGAGGGTTTACAAATTCATACCGTTATAGCGATTTGTATGAGCTTTCGTAGGGCCAAAGAGATAGCAGCCAACATCGAACACGCCACAACTATTGACGTGTTCGAGAATGGTCGCACGCTGCCAGTCGTTGATGTACGCGCATTATTTTGCTACATTTTACGAATAGATTTAAAGTATAAACTCGTTGATGTTCGGGATATAATTCGAGAACATCGGCCCTATGATCACGCAACGGTATTGTATAACGTTCGACTATACGATAGCGATGTAAGATTTAGAAGGCCAGACCTTGAGGAGTTACGAGTTCAGTTAATCAATCAGTACTCGCCCTATTTTATGATGCTCAAAAGAGTGAATCCAATAAACGACGAGGAACTAATGCAACAAATTATTAATTTAATAGATACTTATGAAACCACAAAACAAAAAAGAGTTGATCTTTGTGACGCGAGCTGCGATTGAGGCGGCTGCATTTTTAATAATCATAACCGCAATAGGATGGCTAATATCACACCTTTAACCAGAATTAAAAGAGTAATGCGATTTTACTACAATAGAGGGGTAAATTCGGAACGAGTTAACGATTTATACAAAAAAATTTTGTCAAAAAAATATAAATCAGTAATTTAGCACTATCATAATAACCGCAGCAAGGCTCGAGCTGCTTCATTTCGTGCCACAAAAAACAATTATATTATGAGTACTTCAAACCGAAGAGCTGCATTCTCGCAGCCAACAACAAACCCAGCAACAAAGTTTTACGAGTGGAAATCAAACGAGAAGACGTTTGCTTACTACGACAAAGAAAACAAGACAAATGTAAGCGTTGAGCTTCCGTTTAAATTCTTAGTTCTCGACGAACTGCACACCGTGAAAGGTTGGAACGACGCAACCGAAAGCGGTATTTATTCCAACGAGGTTAAATATATCTCAAAAGATGAGATGATCGTTAAGCCGTTCAAAGGCAACGAGATTGCAAGAGGTCTTTACAAAGACATCAAAGAGAAAGCAAAGGCCGCAGGCGGTCACTACGTTAAAAGTATTTATATAATGCTCGAGGGTGGCGAGATTGCAAACATTCAACTCAAAGGTGCAGCCTGTCAAACGTGGGGCGATTTTACCGCAAAGAGTAAAAGCCGACTCGTTGACGAGTGGGTAAGTGTGGTTGGCTTTGACGAGGCTAAAAAAGGAAGCGTTAAATACACAACGCCAGTATTCGGTTATCTTTGCTCGCTTGATGGAGCGGAGGCCGACCTTGCCGACGAAGCGTTCAACACTTTGGAGGCTTATTTAAAGAGTTACCTTACTAAATCGGAGCCAGTTATAGCCGAGATTGAGGTTGAGGTTGACGTTGATGACTTAGAGTTTTAATTTTGATTTGGTTAAATAGTTGAGAAAGCGGTCTTCGGATCGCTTTTTTTATGCTCAAAGTACACATTTAAGCCGTTCTCTATATACCCCTTAGAGAATAAAAAAAATAAATTGATAGGGGGGTCTACTTTTTGCGAAAAAATGTGTACTATGTGTTGCGGATTGTAAAATTATTTGTTTTATATTTGTACCCAATGGAGTGGTAGCCATTAAATAACTTATTTTTAGGCCTGATTACCACGCGACTACCACCGCTGGTAATCGGGTCTTATTTTTTAAACTAATATAAAATGATAGTATCAGTTTTCAAGGACTTATATAAGTCCAAAGACGTACCGTTTCACGTTCCACTTGATAAGATTGTCAAGAGAATACAAAAGGGGACATCAAAAGAACTTGTCGAACAAATTAGAAACGGCAACGACAAGCTCAAAAACAATTTGCCCTGTATTATTTTTGCGGGTACGTTTAACGAGCGCAACTCAAATTCACTCCAAAAACATTCGGGGCTTATGGTCGTCGACTTTGACAAGTACCCAAGCATTGATGTAATGCACGAACAACTGGAGCTGCTTAAGTCAAACCCTCACTTTTTACTTTTGTTTATATCTCCAAGTGGTAAGGGAATAAAAGGGGTTATCAAAGTTTGTGATGAGCTTACAAAAGACACACACCCGAAAGTATTTAAGGAATTTTATAAAAAATTTGAGTACGAATACTTTGATATATCCAACTGCAACGTCGACCGCATTTGCTTTGAGTCTTACGATCCAAATATCTATGTCAATATGGAGGCCCAAACCTTTGAGCCAATTTTAAAAGACGAGGGTTTTAATGTAAGCGAGAGAACGCCACTCGTTCCAATAACTGACGAAGACAAAATAATAGCCAAAATAATGTCTTGGAATTGGTCAAAGGATTTTGTTGAAGGGGAGCGCAACTCTTATATTTTTGATTTGGCAGGTGCATTTTGTGAGTACGGAATAAGCCAGTACAATTGTGAGATGTATATTTTAAACAATGTAGTAATTGGCGAGTTCTCTGAACAAGAGGCAAAGACCACAATTAAAAGCGCATACAAAAAACGCAATTTTGACACCAAATACTTTGAGAACTATGAGAAAATAAATAGTATTAAAGTAGATTTAAAAAGAGGTAAAAAGGAAGTCATTGAGAAATACGGTATTACGGAGGGTACGTTCGACGAAATAAAGGAAGTAGCAGAACACGACGACTTTTGGTGCTATACGGACAAAAATAAATTAAAGATTGACAATCTTAAGTATAAATTATTTTTGGAGCGCAACGGTTTTAAAAAGTACTTTCAATCCGACGCTCAAAAAGCCTCTTGGATTTATGTAAGCTCCAACAAAGTTGTCGAGACCTCAGCCGAAAAAATCAAGGATTTCGTGTTAAATTATTTATTGGAACGTAACGAGTGGGATGTTTGGAATTACTGCGCCTCGTTTCAAAACATTTTCAGCGAGACTTATTTGTCCATGATTGAAAGCGTCGAGCTGCTAATGCTCCAAGATACCAAAACAAAGTCTTACATCGCATTTGAAAACGGCATTTTAGAAGTAACCAAAGACACAACCCGACTCGTTGATTTTATCGACGTTGACGGCTACGTATGGAAGTCTCAGATAATTCCGCGTGATTATGTGCATTTGGAGCAATACGATAACGAATACGCTACTTTTATCAAAAATATAAGTAATAGTGAGCCGCTGCCAATTGAGTGCGTTATAGGGTATCTTTTGAGTACTTATAAAAATAAAATGAATAATAAGGCCATAATCTTAAATGATGAGGTTATAAGTGAAAATCCCGAAGGAGGTACAGGGAAAGGACTATTTGTGCAAGGCTTAAGACAAATTCGTAAAGTCAGTATATTGGATGGCAAGACTTTCGACGATAAAAAATCGTTTCCGTATCAGACAGTCAGCCCCGAAACGCAAATACTCGTATTTGACGACGTCAAGCAAAACTTTGACTTTGAGAGCAAGTTTAGTTTGGTTACTGAGGGAATGACCTTAGAACGTAAAAACAAAGACGCCATTAAATTAAAGGTAGAGGAAAGTCCTAAACTTGTTATCTCGACCAACTACGCAATAAAAGGCGAGGGCAATTCGCATGATCGCCGACGATTTGAGATTGAGTTCGCTCAATACTATGGCAAAGCCTTGACGCCTTACGATGAGTTCGACCGCCAGTTGTTTGACGACTGGGAGCTTAACGACTTCCAACGCTTCGACAATTATATGGTGTATTGTTTACAATGCTATTTAAAACTCGGACTTGTACCTCAAAACGCTAAAAACATTAAGATGAGGAAATTTATAGCCGAGACCTCGATGGAGTTTTTAGAGTGGATAAAAGACATCGAAAACGTACCGCACAACGATAGGCTTGAGAAGTCGTTGTATTATATCAATTTTACAAACGAATACCAGGATTTTAAAAAATGGCTTACAAATAAAAAGTTTAACATTTGGGTGCAAAAATACTGCAACTTTATTGGGGCCGAATACCTAAGTGGAAACTCCAACGGCTTCCGATGGTTTACAATTAAAACGGATACTAATCAAGTGGACAACAACGACGAAATATTTTTCTAATGGAGTTACGTTCATACCAAAAAAAAATCTCAGCTGAGGCAGTTGAAATTTTACGAAATAAACACATCGTCTATTTGGCGATGGAGGTGCGCACTGGAAAGAGTTTGACCGCACTCAATACGGCCCAATTGTATGGAGCTAAAAAAGTGCTATTCCTTACTAAAAAGAAAGCCATTTCGTCAATTCAATGGGACTACGACAACTTCGGATTTACGTTTGATTTATCCATCATTAACGATGAATCAATGCACTTAGTGACGGGAAATTTCGACTTAATCATACATGACGAAAATCACAGGTTTGGTGCATTTCCGAAGCCAAACGCAACGGCTAAAGAGTTTAAAAAGCGTTTCAGTAAACTGCCTATGATATTCCTAAGCGGTACGCCAACGCCCGAGTCATACTCGCAATGGTTTCATCAATTTTGGGTAAGTGATTACTCGCCCTATAAAAACTATGCGAATTTTTATAAGTGGGCCGCTGAGTACGTCGACATAAAAGAAAAACGCTTAGGGCATGGCATTGTCAAGGACTACTCAAACGCAAAAGAGAATCTTATTCGAAGATCAACACGGCCGTATATTATAACTTTCACACAAAAAGAGGCAGGCTTTACGACAAGCGTCAACGAGATGGTGCTGGAGTGCGAAATGCAGCCAATCACATACGAGGTCATTCGACGACTTAAAAAGGACCTAATCGTTCGCAACGGACAAGGGCAGGTCATTTTAGGGGACACGGGGGTAAAATTGCTACAAAAATTGCACCAACTGTCAAGTGGCACGTGTAAGTTCGAGGATGGCAGCAGCAAAGTAATCGACGATTCAAAGGCAAAGTTTATAAAAGAGAAGTTTAAAGGCGAGAAAATCGCAATCTTTTATAAATTTAAGGCTGAATGGGATGCGATCCTGCAAGTATTTGGAGCCGATTACTTGACAAATTCAGTCGAGGAGTTTGACTCAACCGATAAAAACATCGCGCTTCAGATACTTTCCGGCAGGGAAGGCGTCAGTTTAAAAAACGCAAAGTATCTCGTCTACTATAACATTGATTTTAGCGCAACAAGTTACTGGCAAAGCCGCGATCGCATGACCACAATGCAACGACAAGAGAACGAGGTCTTTTGGATATTCTCAAAAGGCGGCATCGAATACGATATTTATAAGACCGTGCAGCAAAAAAAAGACTTCACTCTTGCGATATTTAAAAAACTTTAATATATTTGACCACCGCCAAGAGAAAACACACAACTAACAACACCCTTCTTTTGCACTTGGCGGTCAATTGAGGGGTGTTTGTTTATTAGTCAGAGAGCGGAAAGGAAAACGCAGCGTATGGGTCGCAACCATTGGGAGTACTCGTTCCAAAGGACAAACGAGTTGTGCAGGTTCGAATCCTGTCCTGACTACAAAATTTAATATAATGACCGAGCAGCAAATTCAAACAAAGATTAAACGCAAACTAATTGAGCGCGGTTGGTATGTCACGAAATTGATTAAGACATCGACCAACGGCATTCCGGATTTACTGGCAATTAAATACGGCAAGGCGATGTTTATCGAAGTGAAACGGGAAGGCGGTAAGCTATCGCCCATTCAAGAGCTTCGCATCGAGGAACTAAAAGCCGCAGGTGCGATTGTAAAAATATGGACTGACTTTGATACTGATTTTAAATAATATGACACCAAAACACTACGACAACAACCAGCAATACGATGTTATTGATATCATTAAGGACTATGACCTCAACTTTAACGAGGGCAATGCAGTCAAGTATATCGTAAGGGCAAGACGCAAAGGCGCACACCTTGAGGACCTACGCAAAGCGATGCACTACCTCGACCGCGAAATCATACACCACGAGACAAAACTAAAATTTAAACAATGAGAGCAGGCTCTAAAATGTACAAAGGTCTTGAGGTGCCAATAAGCGCACCAATACACATCAATAAGCAAGGGCGTGAGTTTTATATAAGCGGATTGTGTTACAATACCGCTTTTTGCCGTTATATAGATACAGGAGAAATAATTGAGATAAAAAGTAACTTAGTATCGAAATATTTAGTAGGTTTGTAGCGATATGGTAAAACCACACACGATTAGTACGCAGATGTGGCTTGAGCAAGAGGATGACACTCTTGGAATGGGCGGGAGCTTTGTGGAGTTTCGGGTAATGGTTGACGCAATCAACGGCTACTGGATCGAGAACGAAAGCGAGATTTGTATCGTAGTGCAAGGGACGGTTTACTATGTCGAGAACAACGACGCTTTGCTCTTGTTTTTGTCGGAGTATTTTAACCCAATGCGGTTATGATACTGGAGGAATTAGCCAAAAAAGATGCCCAATGGCGAAAGATGGCTTTCCAAATATGCAAAGACAAGGACTTGGCTGACGAGTTAGTGCAGGAAATGTACTTAAAACTATATAATAATACCAATCTAATCAAAGATGGATATATTTATACAGTATTAAGAAACTTATTCTATGACTATACTAAAACTCAAAAGGATATAATAGTCGATTTTAGTAATATCGAAATCTTAGACGATGGAGACTATATCGAGCCAATCGATTACAAGGCCCTTATAAAAGGCTTAACCTGGTATGAGCGCACAATGTTTGAGCTTTCAACTTTGGTCGGTCAACGTGAACTCAGCCGACAAACAGGCATACACATACAAACAATCCATCGAATCAATAAGATGGTAAAATCAAAAATTTATGGCAAAAAGAAGGACTAAAAAAGAAATTCAAGGTCTTGGCGATGTAATCGCTAACATAACCAACTCAGTTGGGATTGAGCCTTGTCAAGGTTGCAAAGAGCGTCAATTCGGACTGAATCGTTTATTTAACTTCAAAAGAGTTAAAAGCGAGATGTCAGCAGAAGACAAAGAATCGTTTAAAACCTTCCTTGAGCTTAAAGGGCAACGCGTACTCGATGGAAAACGCACTGAGTTAAACTTAGACGACGTGACCTATTTAAACGCCTTATATCTCAAATACTTTGGTTTAGACAATAGCAATTGCCCAACCTGCTCCAAAGTACATGAGCAAATAATAAAAGACCTCAACAAACTATCGAATTATGGAGGATAATCAATTCGGTCTATTGTGTGAATTTTTAGACAAATTAATCGACAACAAACCCGAAGACGTTACTCACAACGAACTTTGGCTTGCACCCAACCTATTTGATATTTTAAAACTTAAGGAATACCGCGATTTTAAGATACAAACCGACGAAAATATACCAGTTAACCAAGTAATCATAGGACAATGGAAGTAGTTAAAATCAATTCCGTAAAGCTCAATCCAAACAATCCGCGCATAATTAAAGACGACAAATTTAAAAAATTAGTGCAGTCGATTAAGGATTTTCCCGAAATGCTGAACATTCGGCCCATCGTTGTTAACCAGGATATGATCATACTCGGAGGCAATATGCGATACAAAGCATGTAAAGAGGCAGGACTTAAAGAGGTGCCTATTATAGTGACTGACTTATCAGAGGAAAAACAGCGAGAGTTTTTAATAAAAGATAACACCAGCGGAGGAGAATGGGATTGGGAGGTTTTAGCAAA